TTACTTCTTCGCCTCTGCAACCACTTTACTACCCACGCCGCGGTTATTGTATTCCCACATGCGGTTGTAGTTAGTGTCATTCAGATTGCGCTGTATTTCGTCGTTATCATCTACGCTGCCGGTATTACCCGCAAACGGACGATTAGAGATCACCGCATCGGCCCACGGTTTAGCCGTGTTAAAACCTTCGTTGATGGCGCTATCACGGATCACCACCTGACCGTTGGTATTGGCATCAACATCCAGCGAGCGGCCCAGTTGCGCCACACCATCACCGAAAGCATTGAAACGGCTGTTTACGGCGAGGAAACCGTAGTAAATGTTGGACAGCGTAGCCGGTGCAAACACATACGCTTCTTGCTGAGTACGTGAGTTCACCACGCGGAATTCGGTGTTATCGAACACCACTGCGCCGCGACCAGAAACGATATCCACATCCCCTTCAATGTAGCTGTTGGTCACCAGCGTACGCGGCTGACGATTTGTTTCCAGACGGTTCTGCACACCGCTGTTGGTGACAAAGAAGGTGTTCTGACGACCGAGAATGTTAACGTTGTTAATCTGTACCTGGTCACCATCAGTACGCAGTGCCACCGCCGGATGGTTACCTGCATCTACGCTATCGCCCAGCGTGTTTTCGATGGTCAGATTTTGCAGTTGCAGGCCATTGTTTTGTGACCAGAAGACCGCAGAGCAGAGAACACCGATACTGTCGCTGCGTTTGCTCTGGCAGCTATCGTACATATACCACGCTGGTTTACCTGGCATATATTTGCCGCGCGGGTTGACGTCGTGACGCCAGTCGGCAGGGCTCATGCCACCATCAAGGGAAAGCCCAATCTTCACATCAATCGGTTTTTCACCTGTACCGTACAGAGTAATTCCACCCGGAGCGGCAGGGACATATACCGTTCCCTGATACTCACCAGGCATCACGGCAATATACTGGCGCTTGTTGGTACGCTTGATAATTGCCGCATCTACCGCCGCCTGAATCGTGGTATGCGTTACACCTTGAGTGCCCGCCGGGCCGACAACAAAGTCAGGTTGCGCAGGCAGGGTAATCGGGGAAGGATTCCACGCTGCAGCACCTGGTGTCAGGGATGCAAAATAGTGTTGAGCATCGAAATTCTGCGCTTCTTTTGCCGACAGAATCGGGCGAGAAGAGGTACCAGGCGCGGTTTGATCAGAAGGACGTTGATCGGGCGGGGTTGAGCTACAGGCGGTCAGCGTCACGCCAAAAGCCAATGCCAGCGCCAGACGGGAAACTGAAAATGTGTTCACAGGTTGCTCCGGGCTATGAAATAGAAAAATGAATCCGTTGAAGCCTGCTTTTTTATACTAAGTTGGCATTATAAAAAAGCATTGCTTATCAATTTGTTGCAACGAACAGGTCACTATCAGTCAAAATAAAATCATTATTTGATTTCAATTTTGTCCCACTCCCTGCCTCTGTCATCACGATACTGTGATGCCATGGTGTCCGACTTATGCCCGAGAAGATGTTGAGCAAACTTATCGCTTATCTGCTTCTCATAGAGTCTTGCAGACAAACTGCGCAACTCGTGAAAGGTAGGCGGATCCCCTTCGAAGGAAAGACCTGATGCTTTTCGTGCGCGCATAAAATACCTTGATACTGTGCCGGATGAAAGCGGTTCACGACGAGTAGATGCAATTATGGTTTCTCCGCCAAGAATCTCTTTGCATTTATCAAGTGTTTCCTTCATTGATATCCCGAGAGCATCAACATGCAATGTTGTTGGGATGGCAATTTTTACGCCTGTTTTGCTTTGCTCGACATAAAGATATCCATCTACGATATCAGACCACTTCATTTCGCATAAATCACCAACTCGTTGCCCGGTAACAACAGCCAGTTCCATTGCAAGTCTGAGCCAACATGGTGATGATTCTGCTGCTTGATAAATTTTCAGGTATTCGTCAGCCGTAAGTCTTGATCTCCTTACCTCTGATTTTGCTGCGCGAGTGGCAGCGACAGGGTTTGTTGTTATATGGCCTTCAGCTATTGCCTCTCGGAATGCATCGCTCAGTGTTGATCTGATTAACTTGGCTGACGCCGCCTTGCCCTCGTCTATGTATCCATTGAGCATTGCCGCAATTTCTTTTGTGGTGATGTCTTCAAGTGGAGCATCAGGCAGACCCCTCCTTATTGCTTTAATTTTGCTCATGTAATTTATGAGTGTCTTCTGCTTGATTCCTCTGCTGGCCAGGATTTTTTCGTAGCGATCAAGCCATGAATGTAACGTAACGGAATTATCACTGTTGATTCTCGCTGTCAGAGGCTTGTGTTTGTGTCCTGAAAATAACTCAATGTTGGCCTGTATGGCTTCAGTGATTGCGATTCGCCTGTCTCTGCCTAATCCAAACTCTTTACCCGTCCTTGGGTCCCTGTAGCAGTAATATCCATTGTTTCTTATATAAAGGTTAGGGGGTAAATCCCGGCGCTCATGACTTCGCCTTCTTCCCATTTCTGATCCTCTTCAAAAGGCTACCTGTTACTGGTCGATTTAAGTCAACCTTTACCGCTGATTCGTGGAACAGATACTCTCTTCCATCCTTAACCGGAGGAGGGAATATCCTGCACTCGCGTACCCATCGACGAACTGTTTCAAGGCTTCTTGGGCGTCGCTGGCGTGCGTTCCACTCCTGAAGTGTCAAGTACATCGCAAAGTCTCCGCAATTACACGCAAGAAAAAACCGCCATCAGGCGGCTTGGTGTTCTTTCAGTTCTTCAATTCGAATATTGGTTACGTCTGCATGTGCTATCTGCGCCCACAGCATCCAGTGGTCATAGCAGTCGCTGATGTTCTCGGCTTCGATAACTCTGTTGAATGGTTCTCCATTCCATTCACCTGTGACTCGGAAGTGCATTTATCATCTCCATAAAAAAAACTCGCCGTAGCGAGTTCAGATAAAAGAAATCCCCGCGAGTGCGAGGATAGTTATTCATTGTCGATATTTACATTTATTTCGAATATCTTTACTGGGTAATCGCCAAAGTCATATATTTTTTATTCTGTTTTATAAGCACTACCAAGTACTGCTTATTACAAATAAGAAAAGGCTGAAAAAAATATTTAAGGCCACAACTGTGGCCCTAAATTTACTTACGGCACTGCGTTAATCAGATTACAAATACCTCTTTTGGCAGGGTCTGAATTCAACTTCTGAAAATTGGCGTTCAACATAGCCGTGTGTAAGTGATTCTCAACCTCAAAGAATAGGTCGATTTTGCCCTCTTTGGCTGCCTGTTTCTTCCAAATATTCACTTGGTCATCAGCAATACGACTAGCGCAAGTGAACAAGAACGAACTGCCTCTAGGAATGGATGTCGTGCTGTAATACTCACCATCTACTTCTACATATTTAGCTCGGAATGACTCTAAGGTTAGCTTATTGCCGTTCTTGACCGACTTAGCTTCTGCCTTACTTGTATCTTCCTGCTCTTTAGAATGTTTCTGCGCCGACGTGGGTATGTCATTGGCCGCTGTTACGCTGACTGAACTCCCCAAACCTTTGAGGCCATTAATTTGGATAAGATAAGCCAGCTCCAGAGCCTTATTATCAGTGAGTTTTCCACGCATATTTACCCACTGACGTTGAACCATTTTTAGGGTGTCTGCGTTCTCTGGGTTTCCTTTGAGGGCACTAGAATAGGCAGAGCTAAGCTGTTCGTCTAATTTTGACAGACGTTCGTTCTCGCAGATTTTATGTTCGATTGCTGTCGAAGCCTTTTGGCAGTCAAAGCTGGCTGCAAATGCACCCGGCGATGCCACTAACAATGATGCCAGTAGGATATTTTTCATATTCACTCCATAAATACAAAAGCGCATTACTATAGCACTTAACCGATCGCTTATCTCGCCCGTTCGTCATTCTTATCTAACCAGAACATGCGACTGCCACAGCACATGTCGAGGATTGCTGCATGTCCAGTCACTGGTTGCCTCCTTTGCGAAGCTGGGCGGCTAACTCATCACATATGTGCGTCAAAGAGCAAAGTTTGATTGATGGATGTTCGCGCATCATCTCCACCCCCTGCGCCCGTACTTCAGCCAGGAAAGCATCGGTGGCTGGCATATTTCCTGTTGCCTTCATGGCCTCCAAAATAACCAGAACACCATCTCTCCCAATCTCCTCGCAGATAACCTCGGTGCTGTCGCCAACAACATCGCAGAATTCCTGAACTGCTTTACGAGCCAGCTCATTCTCCGCCGCCAGCGCCGAAAACTTCTCGTGTGCCAACTTAACAGCTGCATCAGCCTGCTTAATTGACTCAGTCGCTTTCTGGTGGTCTTCGGCCAGCCCTGCTAAATCAGCCTCCAGTTCGGCTACGGGACCAGCCATCAACGCCCACCACCGGAACGATGCCGTTCTGCTTATCAGGGAAGGCGTAAATTTCTTTCGTCCACGGATTAAGGCCGTACTGGTTGGCGACGATCAACAATGCGATGAACTGCGCATCGCTGGCATCACCTTTAAATGCCGTCTGGCGAAGAGTGGTGATCAGTTCCTGTGGGTCGACAGAATCCATGCCGACACGTTCAGCCAGCTTCCCAGCCAGCGTTGCGAGTGCTGTACTCATCCGTTTTATACCTCTGAATCAATATCAACCTGATGGTGAGCAATGGTTTCAACCATGTACCGGATGTGTTCTGCCATGCGCTCCTGAAACTCAACATCGTCATCAAACGCACGGGTAATGGCTTTTTTGCTGGCCCCGTGGCGTTGCAAATGATCGATGCATAGCGATTCAAACAGGTGCTGGGGCAGGCCTTTTTCCATGTCGTCTGCCAGTTCTGCCTCTTTCTCTTCACGGGCGATCTGCTGGTAGTGACGCGCCCAGCTCTGAGCCTCAAGACGATCCTGAATGTAATAAGCGTTCATGGCTGAACTCCTGAAATAGCTGTGAAAATATCGTCCGCGAAATGCCGGGCTGATTAGAAAAACAGGGAAGGGGGGTAGTGAATGCTTTTGCTTGATCTCAGTTTCAGTATTAATATCCATTTTTTATAAGCGTCGACGGCCTCACGAAACATCTTTTCATCGCCAATAAAAGTGGCGATAGTGAATTTAGTCTGGATAGCCATAAGTGTTTGATCCATTTTTTGGGACTCCTGGCTGATTAAGTATGTCGATAAGGCGTTTCCATCCGTCACGTAATTTACGGGTGATTCGTTCAAGTAAAGATTCGGAAGGGCAGCCAGCAACAGGCCACCCTGCAATGGCATATTGCATGGTGTGCTCCTTATTTATACATAACGAAAAACGCCTCGAGTGAAGCGTTATTGGTATGCGGTAACGCCGCGCTCAGGCGGCTTTGATAGTCATATCATCTGGATCAAATATTCCTGATGTATCGATATCGGTAATTCTTATTCCTTCGCTACCATCCATTGGAGGCCATCCTTCCTGACCATTTCCATCATTCCAGTCGAACTCACACACAACACCATATGCATTTAAGTCGCTTGAAATTGCTATAAGCAGAGCATGTTGCGCCAGCATGATTAATACAGCATTTAATACAGAGCCGTGTTTATTGAGTCGGTATTCAGAGTCTGACCAGAAATTATTAATCTGGTAAAGTTTTTCCTCTGTCATTACGTCATGGTCGATTTCAATTTCTATTGATGCTTTCCAGTCGTAATCAATGATGTATTTTTTGATGTTTGACATCTATTCATATCCTCACAGATAAAAAATCGCCCTCATACTGGAGGGCAAAGAAGATTTCCAATAATCAGAACAAGTCGACTCCTGTTTAGTTACGAGCGACATTGCTCCGTGTATTCACTCGTTGGAATGAATACACAGTGCAGTGTTTATTCTGTTGTTTGCGTGAAAATGAAACCCGCCTGAGCGGGTTATGACCACTTTTTGTTTGGATTTCGTTGGTGAGCGTGGTTTACAGGATTATTTGATATACCCCATAACTCTGACTCGCTTATCTCTACACGAGAGAAAGACCTGCTTTCTTTCAGTTCTTTTATAAACCTAGAACCTACGATGACATCTATTGTCCCAGAAAGTTCTTGTAAAAGATCTTTGTTTTTTCTGAGGAAGAAAACATCTTCTTTATATTTAATTTTTACATAGAATTTATTCTGTATTTTTAATATATCAAAGCATGGCAGATATCTATATCCCTCATGCTTTCGCCACTGCTTAACAATTATAACATCTCTTTCATTTACTGCATTAATCAGCCCAAGACCAAGTATAGGTATGAATATTCTATTGTCTGCCGAAAGCGTACAATTATTACCACCAGGCAAATATGTATAAATCATGTCGGAATTTTTATACGCATCAACGAATGCACGTAAGAATCGTACATATTTTTGCCATCCGTTTATACCAAATTTACCATATAAGTATTCTTTATTTGTTAGAAGAAAACTATTTGTATCAGGAGCCTTATCTACAGACCTGTCGATAAGATCTCCAACTACGTTTACAAAGTCAAAGACAGAGTTTAATAAGAACAATTGTCTTTCAGTCGGGCGAATTTCAATTATGTAGCCTGGATGAAGACGATATTGCATCTGCTTACGAAGTATGCTGAACGCTTGGGTCCGGGCATCTGAAAGCAACTTCCTGTCGCCATCGCCGTGAGCATTGTTTCTAATAAAACTGATATAATTTGCTAATTTTTCAGCCTCTTTTTTGTGTTTTTTTCGCTCTGATGCTGAGTCTATTGGTTTTGGTATGGACTTGTAATCAATTTTCTTCATTACGTACCTCATGCCAATGGAATGGATTTCCCTTTAACCTTTTGTCTTCCTTGACAAGTTATACCGAACTCACTTGGCTTGCTATACCAAACTCGATGATTCTTGCGCTCAATACGTTGCAGGTTGCTTTCAATCTGTTCGTGGTATTCAGCCAGCACCGTAAGGTCTATCGGATTCAGTGCGCTTTCTACTCGTGATTTCGGTTTGCGATTCAGCGAGAGAATAGGGCGGTTAACTGGTTTTGCGCTTACCCCAACCAACAGGGGATTTGCTGCTTTCCATTGAGCCTGTTTCTCTGCGCGACGTTCGCGGCGGCGTGTTTGTGCATCCATCTGGATTCTCTTGTCAGTTAGCTTTGGTGGTGTGTGTGAGTCGTAGTCCTGAACGAAAACACCCCACGATTGGCTCATTTGCAGCTAATCCGGATTCGCACTTCCGGCCAATGCTTCGTTTCGTATCACACACCCCAAAGCCTTCTGCTTTGAATGCTGCCCTTCTTCAGGGCTTAATTTTTAAGAGCATCACCTTCAATGGTGGTCAGTGCGTCCTGCTGATGGCTTAAAATTACAAGAAAGATTGTATGTTGTAAACAAGAAATATTGTAAAAAAGGGGCATGAAAAACAAACTCCATTGTTTTTAAACGGAAAATAGTTTGTTTTTTGGTTATCGAGATTGAGGTGGGGATTACTGGTTGCAGGTTCCGACTACATCACCAACAAAGGATTTGGTTGATGTAAGTTGTTGCATACCTGGGATGTTCATTACTTTGGAGTAAAGAGCTTTTTTGTTTGTAGTGATTGACCAGGTTTCAACGGTTATTCCTCCTCCAGACTGGTATTCTCCTACCATAGTGTTCGATGACAAAGCAGTGTATTTCATCTCTGGATAGACGCCAGAAACTGATTCATAAACTGATGATTTATCGCCATTTATTGTTACGTGGAAAACGGAATCTTCCGTGCTGTCTTTTGTAAACTCGTAACGATCGCCATTCATTGCCCCGTACCCGTGCAGGTTTGTGACAATCCAGCATTCAGAATTGGCGCTGGTAGTTAAGAGTATTGAGAGTAGCGCCGCAATCCTGATCATACGAATTTTACCCTCGCTTCCACGACAACACCGATAATCTTGCAGTTCCCGTTGATAGGAGTCATAGGCCATGAAGGATTCAGGCCTTTCAGGTACTTCTGCCCGCCATCTATAACCAGTTTCTTGAATGTTGCTTCGTTCGCGTCAGTCAGTTTGGCTACAACAAGGCTTCCATTCACTGGCTCGCGTCCAGTATCTACTAACACCATATGACCTTCAGGGATGCTTTGACCTACAGGTGAGGTCATGGAATCACCTTCAACCTTCAGCCAGAATCCATCGCCTAATAAGTTAACGTCACTGTCATACCATTCATCAATGTCCTTGATATCGTAGGGTTCACAAGCTTCACACCACGAACCAGCTCTAACCATGCTAATCAATGGATATTTCCCTTTGGGCTCAACGTGCCCAACAAATCTAACATTCGAATCAGAGGTGCCATTGAGCAGCCAGTCAACACTTACGCCAAGAGCTGACGCAAGTTCTGGTAAAAAGCGTGGTCGCTTAGTTTTACCGTTTTCGAGCTGCTCTATAGACTGCTGGGTAGTCCCCACCTTTTGAGCAAGTTCAGCTTGGTTAAGTCCAAGCTGAATTCTTTTGCTTTTTACCCTGGAAGAAATACTCATAAGCCACCTCTGTTATTTACCCCCCCCAATCTTCACAAGAAAAACTGTATTTGACAAACAAGATACATTGTATGAAAATACAAGAAAGTTTGTTGATGGAGGCGATATGCAAACTCTTTCTGAACGCCTCAAGAAGAGGCGAATTGCGTTAAAAATGACGCAAACCGAACTGGCAACCAAAGCCGGTGTTAAACAGCAATCAATTCAACTGATTGAAGCTGGAGTAACCAAGCGACCGCGCTTCTTGTTTGAGATTGCTATGGCGCTTAACTGTGATCCGGTTTGGTTACAGTACGGAACTAAACGCGGTAAAGCCGCTTAAGACATTCCCGCTCTTACACATCCCAGCCCTGAAAAAGGGCATCAAATTAAACCACACCTATGGTGTATGCATTTATTTGCATACATTCAATCAATTGTTATCTAAGGAAATACTTACATATGGTTCGTGCAAACAAACGCAACGAGGCTCTACGAATCGAGAGTGCGTTGCTTAACAAAATCGCAATGCTTGGAACTGAGAAGACAGCGGAAGCTGTGGGCGTTGATAAGTCGCAGATCAGCAGGTGGAACCCTGAGACGGTCGCAAGATGGCTTGATGCGATGGCAAACCTTGAGCGACGAAACGCGCAGTTTAATGAGTTTAAAGCCGAGTGGATGAGCGCGAATGGCAATCCAGGACAATCGCGTAATGGCGGTCAGATATTGGGGTTGGATGTTAAAAAAGGTGAATCATTGGGGAGTGCCGTTAAGCGGTATATGTCAATGAATACTGACGCAGCGCCAGCACAAGATTCGACACCTTCAGGAGAACCACGGTATCAGGTTGGATCATATACCTCAAAATCAGGCATTCAATTTACGGTGGAATGATGAAAGTAACTGCAAACGGTAAGACATTTACCTTCCCTGATGGTACGAGCACGGAAGATATTGGCACCGCCATTGATGAGTATTTTGCTGGTCAGGCTGTTCAGCAACAAACAGTTAATCAGGCCAATAATGCACCAACACGGGAAGAACCATCATTAATGCAACAAGCTGGCGATTGGCTCACTGGTGGTCAAAGTGCAGGGCAAATTGCAGAACAGGCTGGTCGTGGTCTGGTAAACATACCATTTGACGTATTGCAGGGTGGCGCAAGTCTGATTAATGCAATCAGTCAGGGGCTTGGTGGGCCAAAAGTATTGGATGATGTCTATCGTCCAGTCGATCGACCGACAGACCCTTATGCGCAAGCTGGAGAAACAATTGGCGGGTATTTAGTTCCAGGAGTTGGAACGGCAGGAAGCATGGCTATTGGATCACTGGCAGAGGCCGCAAATCAGAAAGGCGATTTCGCACAAAATGCAGCTAAAAATGCCGGAGTTAACCTTGTCGCTCAGGGTGTTCTTTCCGCAGCAGCAAAGGGAATAGGGCGTGGAATAACGGCTATAAAAGGTGATATTGCGCCAGAAGTGGCGAAGAAAATTGCCACATCAGAATCGATGGGCGTGACACCAATGACATCTGATGTTATCCCGCCGAAAAATGCTTTCACTCGCGGCCTTACTCAGGATTCCGAGGGGGCTTTGCTCGGGACAGGCTCAAAGCGAGCGGAGCAATATGCAACGCGTAGTAAGCTGGTAAGTAATTATTTTGACCGTTTTGGTGAGTACAACCCGGATGATGTGGTGAAATCTCTGACCACCACGTTAAGGGGGCGGAAGGATGCCGCTGGCGCTGTTATCAATGACGTCACCAATAAAATGGGTAATGCCGCAGTTGATACCACAAATACCATGAATGCTCTGAATACAGCGATCGCAAGACAGGAACGGCTTGGGACGTCTGCTAATCAAAGCCTGCTTACATCCTTGCGTAACCTACGTGAAGAATTAGCAAACCCTGCAACTGATTTGGATGTTACGTTTGATCTCTTGCGTCAGCATAGAACGGCATTTAGATCTAATGTTCAGGGAGATGCTATGGTCTTCCCCAACCAGGCAAAAGCAGCTACCAATATGGTAGAGAATGCAATGTCAAAAGACCTTCGTAACGCAGTTGCTAAAAACCTCGGTGCTTCAGACGCAGCAAAATACCTTAAAGCAAATTCCGATTATGCAAACGTTTATAATAAGGTGCTTAATAAAAACATTGCTAACAAGCTCAACAAGGCAAGCAGTGAAGCCAGTCCTGAACTTATAAATACCGTTGTATTAAGCAGAAAACCATCTGACGTGAAACGAATTTGGAGCGCATTGGATGATAAAGGGAAAGATGCTATGCGTGCAGCTTACGTCAGCAAAATAGCGGAAAAGGCCGGTGACTCTCCAGCCAAGTTCATCACTGAAGTTAATAAGCTGAAATCTCAGTCAGGTGGTGAAATTTACAACACTATTTTTTCTGGAAAGCACATGAAAGAGCTTGATGCTCTTCATGAAGTTCTACAGCAAACAGCAAGGTCAGACACCGCAAATGTAGTAACTCAGACGGGGCAATCGCAAGCCAACAGGATAAGGACGATTGGCGCAACTGCGACTCTTGGCGTATCAATGGGGATTGAGGCTGGTTTCGGTGCAATGATGCGCTTGTATGAGTCCAAAGTAGCAAGGAATGCTCTCTTACGTCTGGCAAACACTAAAGCTGGAACGCCGGCTTATGAAAGAGCGCTAAATAATGCTGCAAATGCGATACGCCCTATACTTGCAAGCCAGATTACAGCAGAACAATAGATAAATAATTAATTAAGCACATAACTACTGACAGATAACCAACGCAACGACCCAGCTCCGGCTGGTTTTTTTATTCCAAAAATTCACCGTAGCCACGCTGCGGCGATTCCTTGCATCTGGAGCAAATTAAATGACAGACATTACAGCCAATGTGATCGTATCGATGCCTTCGCAACTCTTCACTATGGCGCGTTCTTTTAAAGCCGTAGCCAATGGCAAAATTTATATCGGTAAAATTGACACTGACCCGGTAAATCCTGAAAACCAGATTCAGGTTTATGTAGAAAACGAAGATGGTTCTCATGTTCCTGTTTCGCAACCAATCATCATTAACGCTGCTGGATATCCGGTATACAACGGACAGATTGTCAAATTCGTTACTATACAGGGCCATTCTATGGCTGTTTATGATGCGTACGGTTCTCAGCAGTTCTATTTTCCTAATGTCCTGAAGTATGACCCTGACCAATTAAGGCAAGAATTAGCTTCTGACAGAGGAGCAACATTATCATTAAGTCAGATAGCTACTTCTTACGGTCTTGATTTCTCGTTAGGCGGTGTATGGCAGGAGGGGGCGTTATCTTATGTTGATAACTGGTGGTGGTATAATAATAAAATCTACACCGGTGGTAGCGGAAATCTGCCATCTATCCCATCAGCACCGTGGTATCCAATTCGCCCGGGATACAATTTTAAACTTAACAGACTTTATTACCTCCAAGGGTGTGAGCGATATTCTTGACGTAGTGGACTGGCAATGGGCTTTTGATAGCGCAAAATTAAACGCCAAAAACACAACAGTTATAGATATGGACGGTCGTGAATACGCGGTTACCGGAGGCGGTTACGTTATGCATCAGGGAGTTAGTCTGAGAGGTGCTCGCGATGCTATGCAAAACCCTTCTGTCGATGGTTTGAGTATTGTTTATATTAACAAGACACCTTCAGCCTCTGATGTCATTTTTATTCTACGCGGCGGAAACTTGCTTGAAGACTTTGGCGTCTACTATGCTCAACAAACATATGCGGCGCTATCTGCCATGGTTGACGTCGGAATTCTGTTTAAAAAGCTACCAGGAACTGGTGGGACAGATGCTATAAATACAAAAGGCTGCATAGTTAAAGGGGTAAGCGCCTGCGGTGTGAGTAAGTTTTACTCCGGTTCTTATGCAGATAACGCGCCTGGTGAGTACGACGATGTTAGTCGAGTCGCTGTTACACCTACACCTTATGGGCCATCGTTTAGGCTTGGAATTAGCACAGACTTACTTCGATACCAAACTATTCATATAAACGCCAATGTCGTCAGTGCGTACAGAGCAAAGTACGGTGTTGACATTTCACCTCGTGCGCTACCATCAAGCTATACATCTTGCGTGGGATTTCTTGTTGAACGCGCGGATGGATGTACGATTCACGACATTCTTACTTATGGTGTCCCGTATCCTGTCGTACTGGGCGCTGTTGGCGCTACCGGAGGGACTCATGGGTGCAGTGTCAATTTATCTCAATGCGCATTCGATGCAACGCAAACACCTGTCTACATAAACTGCCCGACAGGTGCGTTTGGTGTTCAACTTTCAAACTGTCAGGTTGTATTCGACGAGAAATTCGGAGATTCTAACGGGCAATTAATATACTTAGGATCCGCGGCAAGCAATCATCAAGTCTCGCTTTCTAATATTAAAGTGCAAATGACAGCCAATTTTAGCTACCGACCTGTTCGCGCTGTTTCTGAGAGTAAACAAAACAGGATAATGTTTAGTGATTGCGCGTTAACAGGTAGCGCTAATAACCTTGATGAAGGAACTGGCAACCGTATAAGTTTAATCCAAAGTACAAGGAATTTAGGTAACCTAAACTTAATGACCAATCTAACGCCGGAGAGTTCGTTGGTTTCAAGTATGGGGGAGCTCAATACTATTGTTAGACATTCAGTTAGTGTCACTGTTCAACAAGGAGCAACATTTGCGAACATCTCAGTTACATACCCTTACTCAGGATTTATATCGGCACCTAATGTCAAGACAGAAATAACATCGGTTAGTATTTCTGGTCAAAGTGATGACACGATGTACACATCAAGGGCGTATGGCAGAAGTCAATCAGGGTGCGTCATCAGAGTGAACTTGTCGAAGGCTGCAGTGGCAACTGGTGCACTGACAGTAGATCTATACCTGATTGGAACAGTAAGGGGGGAACTAACATCTGTGTAG